GAGGCGGGCAGGGCCGTGGCCGGCATGGTGATCCCCGCCACCGCGCGCTGCATGGACATGGCTACCATCCCTGCCAGGTTCTCGATACCCATGGACAAGCCTTTCATTGTGTTTTCTCCGATCTCCATGAAGACCGTGGAGGGAGAAGAGATCCCGAGGGCAGCCATAGCCGCGTCGATGGCTTTCTTTATCACAGTCTTGATTGTTTCGATAAAGGCCGTTACGTTCAGTTTCACCCCGCGGATGATCCCATCGATCAGGGCTTTTCCGAGGGCCACCCAGTCCCCGGCCTTGAATGCGGCTTTTACTTCGTCCAGGGTCTTATGCACGCTCTCCAGCATCAGGCCCCAGTATTTCTGCATCAGGGTCACGCCTGCCTGCACGCTGGATACCAGGAATGTCCATACGGCAGTGAGCACCTGGATCGCACCCTTGATCACAGTGAAAAGTAAAAACGCTGTAGCCAGGACCGCCACCACAACCAGCAGGACGGTTCCTAAAAAGACAATGACAGGGATGGCAAAGGCAATTGTCCCGATCAGCCCGATCACCGCCCCCACGACCGCCAGGATCGGCGCCAGGAATGCCACCACGATTCCGGCCAGGATACCCCACACAAAGGTAATGATCTGCAAGATTACCAGGAAGGGGATTAGATGGGTAAGGAAATCTGCGATCGCATCCTTGTTATCGATCACGTACTGCATAAAGGCAGTTACGCCCTCCAGCAGGGAGTCCAGGTTTGCCGTGCCTCCCTCGGTCCCGGTCAGGTTCTCGAATACCGTCCCCACGATATCCCCGAGGGTGGTGAAGAATTCACTGATCAGCGGACCGTTCTCGTCGATCCAGGCTTTGACCGCATTCACAGTCTCCAGGAAACCATCCTTGAAGTCTATGATGGCGGAGACGGTATCCGGGTCCACCCCCAGGGCCTCCAGGAACCCCTCGACATCCCCGCCCTTTAGCGCGTCCCATAATTCCAGGGCCGTGTCCCGCGCGTCAATGAAGAAATTTACAATATCATCGCGGTGTATACCTATCCAATCCGCCAGGTTTCCAAGAGCCGTGGATATGGTCTCGGGCAGCGTAGATAAATCCGGCCCCAGATCCAGGAGCTCGCCAATCACTTTTCCCAGTTCATCCCCGACACGCTTGGCGGCCTCGTTCATCTTTTCCCAGGGGGAGAGTATGGCCGATGGTTTTGGGGCCTTCTGCGCAGCCCGATCCAGGGGATCGATCAGGTTCTCCTGGATCTTTTCTTCCATGTCTATCGGCCCCGTCAGGGCCGTGATGATGTCTGCGATCTTCCCCCCCAGAACGTCGAAGATGGGCAGGACTACATTGAAACCGATAAGGTTCTTCAGGAAATCTACTGCGTTATCAGAGGCCCCTTGCAGGGTGCGCGCCATGTTCTCCGCCGCACCTTGGAACCTCTCCCCCACGATCTGGGAGAAGGCGGTCATAAAGGCGTTCACCCCCTCGCCCGAGGCCTTGAATTTATCGAATGCCTTACCGGTCAACCCCACATTTTCCTGCATCTGCTTTATGATGTCGTTTACCGGCACGAAGGCACCGCGCGCCAGGTCGTTCATCTCGCGCTGGGTGACCTTCCCCTGCTGGACCATCTGCCCGAAGTTTATGATGATCCGCTCGATCTCCTGGTTGCCCAGTCCCATGCCTGCCGCAAAGTTGGATATGTCCTGGGTCAACCCCTTGGCTGCATCCGACGCGAACCCGTAGGAGCGCGCCAGGGTGAAAACGTTGGCGATATCCTGCGCATCGTAGGGAGTGGTCACAGCCAGCTTGCGAACCCAATCCAATTGCTCTTTGGTGGCAGCGGTGGCCGAGATCATGGCCCGCTCAAAACTCTCCCCCGATTCGAGTGCCGTATTGAAATTCAACCTCTCCAGGCGCAGTTCCATCGCCTGGAACTGCGACCCCGCTTCGAAGGTGGCGACCGCCAGATCCCGCAATTTCCCGATAATAAATTCAATGGCATCCGCCAGGAGATGCCCGATCATAAATTCGGCTATATTCAGGATCTCGCGCCCGAGTGAACGGGCGGCATTTCCTATCCCCGAGAAGACACTGGAAAGTAAATTGCCTGAGGGCGCGAGTCCTTTCAGGCCCTGGTCAATTTTGCCAAGGTCTGAAAGAAAGGAGGAGAGTCCCTTGACGACTGCCTGTACGCCAATTTCTTCCAATTTGCATGTCTTCCTGCTTCCCTTTCACCGCTTCCTGGAGCGCTTCACCTTTCTCTCCAGGTGCCGGCCTTCTGCCTCACTATGCAGGTTGGCCATGGCGATCTCGATCCTGCGCAGGGCGACGATCATGGCCTTCTCATGCAAAGGCATGGCTGCCCACGTTTCCATTGAGATGCCGCGCTGGGCGCGTGCGGCCTGCTCTTCGTATACGGGCACCATGCCTTCAATTAAACTCTTAAGTTTTACCCCGGAATATACCGGGTCTTCCAGTTCCACCTGGGTGACACTCTTCTCCAGGTAACCTACCTTCTTAGTTACTCCCAGGAAAGGATTCGGCCGCCTCCACGTCTTTTTCAGGGACGCCCGAGAGCTTGCCGACCACCTCCTTGATCAGATTCAGGTCTTCCGGGGTGGTGGCCGCCTCAAACTTTATCCAGGTCAGATACTTCCAGTCCTCGTCATCGAAGATCGGCAGGCCGGTCAGCCGGAAGCGATCCAGCCATTTCTTATCCTTGGGTTTCGAGAACCCCGGGGGAGTGGACACGACCTCCGTCCCATACACGATCATGACGTTCAGGAGCGCGCTTGAGGATTCCATCTGGATGGATTTCACCCGGTTGATATAGTCCTCATTGTCCGGGTTTTCCACCAGCCGGCCCAGGTTCGGGTCCTTCCACATGGGAGGTTTGGGGGTGGGGAAGGCGGCCGCCACGGTCACATACCCCAAGGGTGGCACCGTCTTCCCGCGCAGGACCACACCGGTGGAGAGTGTAATGGTGTGTTCCGCGCTTGCCTTTCCGTTGGCCTTCAGCGCCCTCACGGTTTTGATATCAGTATCTTGCTGGTCCATGCTTCCTCTTTTCCAGGGCTATTTATGCGCCCATCTTCACTAAAATGCCGGCCGTCCCGTTGGCTGCCAGACCTGCGGCAAAGGCCGTGTTTCCGAATCGGTTGCACACCGCTATGTCACGCAGGGAGGTGTTGGAGATCGCAGTGGCGCGCTTGCCCTGAGGCAGTGCCACCCACTCGTTCCCGGCCGTGATGGTGCGCAGGATGATCGACTGGCTGCCGGTCGTGCCGGAGAGGTAGCCCTCTGCCTCCGAAATGAACGTGATCTTGTGAATGCGGACAAACGCAACAGGCACACCCACCTGGGTCCAGGTCAGTCCGGCGTTTATGGTCAGCCATAACTTTCCGGTGCCGCCCGCGCCTTCCCCTATGAACCACACATCCTCTGCCCACATCCAGCAGGCGCCCAGGTTCACACCGACCGCCGGGCCGGTGGCTGTCATCCAGGTCGCCCCGCCGTTACGGGTATACACCACCGCGTTGGAGTTTCCAACTACCAGGACGTTGTTCACGTCCAGCGCGTGGACTGCCTGCAGGTGCTGCGTGGTGGCCACGCCCGCATCCTGCACGGTGACACTTACCTTATGGTTTTGGACGAAGTAAATGTATCCGCCATTCCCCACGATCCAGGTATGCCGCGCGTCTACGGAGTGCATGGCGTTCGGATTCTTGGATGCCACGAAGCCCGAGGTGACCTCCTGCCAGGTGTTGTTCCCGGAGTACAGGAGTTCGATATCGGTCCAGTGGATCGAATTGGATGTATTGGAGATCAGAACAAGATCGCCCGAGAGCACTTCCGCATCCTCGATGGACTCGTTCGAGAACATCGTGGTGATATCCTGCGAGGAGAAGGTCTCGGCCCCATCCGAGGAGTAGAGCAGGCTGGGTTTTGTACCCGGAGTGGCACTTGCGCCCAGCATGGTGGCGAGTACCCGGTCGCAGGGGTCGGGGCAGTTCTCGCACTCATTGCCGACATATACATCCACGGTGCGGATCTCGCGCGTGGTGTAGGCAGAGCCGATCTGGTCCTGACGCATGTACAAGAATTCGTAATATGTTTCGCTGGTCATGTCCACCGATTCGTTGGTGGGGTTGTTTTCGTCGTTTCCGTAAGCCCCATAATTCTCGAAACTGTGACTGGAGATCGCCCCGTCCGGGTAGTACATCCACTTCTCGCCGCCCTCGGTAAAGTCCTGGGGATTGCCGCACTTGCCCGAGAGTGCAAAAATATCCACGCGGCAGCCCTTGTTTTTCCAGCCCATGATGATGGACTGCTGGACCGTGTAGCGCGCGCCAACAGACAGGGTGGCCCGCTCCACACTCCCGATCACACTCCCGAGCTGCACGTCCCGGTTGAAGTTGTTCGGGTCCGGGCCGGTGATGCGGGTCTTCTCGCCCACGTTCTGGGTGGGATCACCCGAGAACTTTCCGATGGATAAATAGGCAGGTGCGCGGGTAGGGTGCACTCCCCCCTCGACGTACCACACCCGCTGGTTGACGGCCTGTAAAGCTATGTCACTCATGGTTCACTCTCCTTCAGTGGTTTCCTTCTCAAAATTATAGAATGCTTCCATCAGCTTCTGTGCGTCCAGGGAATACAATTCCTGGATCGCGCCTGCAACTTCCTGGGGGTGCTTCGCCGCTTGCGCATAATTATAGATTTTACGCCTATACAGGATATTGTGCAATCTGGTAGCCGCCGCAGGTGTTAGTCCTAGGGTGTCCACCAGGCCCTCATGCGGACCTACGATGATCTTCGCCTCCCCCATCTCCATGGTCTCGTACAGTCTCTGCTCGATCTCGCGCTGCGCCACCTGGATGGTGGGTTGCACGGGTTCCGATGGGAGAACTGTTTTCTTCTTCCTGGGAGGACTCATTTATTCAACCTCACGCCATTCTTGTGAATTCTCTTATACGCATACAAGCCTCCCATGGTGGCGCCCAGTTTATTGGCCAGGAGTTCCGGGGTGATGTTGATCGCCGTGTCCTTGTCCTTATTGAACATCGCGTCCATCCTCCACCTCTCGATAAAGCTGGTGATGTTCGAACACCCGCACACGGGCCGGTCCAGCATGGAGGCCGCGTAGTAGGCTACCGCCGTCTTCCAATACTGGCCGAGTTCCGCGTAGGGCCTGGCCAGACTTTGATCCACATACCCGGAGTAGTACCAGACCCGCACCTGGTCCGGGTCACGGCATACACTCCAATCAGACGAATCGAACTGTTCATCATCCGAATTCCAGGATCCGGGGGCCGGGACGATAAATCCCATACGTGCGTCCCGCAGGTGGAAACATCCTGCCTGGGTCTCCAGTTGGCAGGCCGCGCAGGATCCGCAGCTCCACACCTCGGGACTGTTCTCCCATAAAAACTGCAACTGTGTTGCAGGGTCGTTGTACACCCGGTAAATATCCACCGTGGTCTCGAAACTGGCTGCATCCGTGGCATCCAGCGGTTCCGGGTCAAATACATCCCGTTTGTTGGCCGCAGCCACCTGCCAGATCTTGAAGACAACGGAGACATTCGCACCGCTGAAGGAAACTGTGATCGGGCGGATCTCCCACTCATCTGATCCGCTCTTG